CCAAGTGCAGATGTTGCTGCACAAGCTACTGTCGTAATAGAAGTAGATGCAGCAGCCGCTTTGTACTCATCCACGTCGAGAGCTACAGTGCTACCACTACTGTCGGTGTAAGCTGCGTGGCCTACTGACAAAGTTGTGCTAGAACCCAAAGCATCGTGAACAAGCTCACCAGAAAGAATACGAGCGCCGTTTGGAAGGTTAAACATATGAATGTCTGACTGTTCCGTTGCGGCTTCGTACAAGCCGTAAGCTACGCGGACACGTCCACCTTGTTCGTTAGGCTTAATCATGTCCTTTGGGACGTTTTGATCCCATTTAGTTTTTTGGACTGAATATACAGTACCCATAATTTAGTCTCCTTTCAGACTAGAGATCAAGAAGGATCACATTCAATATAACCAACTTGCTTTTCTTCCATGCGGGTTGCCCCAATGCTCATAGAATAAAAAACCTGTGTGGCGTGATTCTTGTCTGCACGTTCAGAAATACGGGCTACTGGATTAGAGCCGATAGCAAGTTTCATTCCGGGCTGTGAAAAATACAAAACCTTGTGGTCTGAGTTTCCATCAACACCAATCAATTCTGTACGAACAAATGAAAATCCAAGAAATTCATTTACCTCGCCTTGAACTAAGGCTTTCACAGTATTGAAATCGGAACTAGTAACTTCTGTTTCTGCAAGCAAATTGCTTAGTTGTTTAGCGTTAAGAACAACATATCTTTTTGCATCTGGATCAACTTCATTTGCATCAAGATTTTCTTTAGCTGCTCTTAGCTTGCCAACATTTAAGCCCGTGTCAGCGGCAGGAGAAACTCCTACTTGAACATCAACGGTCATACTTGCAAGATAAGAAGTAGAAGTGCTACCTGAAACGCCAGTAAAAGCAGTGCCATCAGCAGCAGCTATAATAGCCGAGTCAATAGCACGTCCCATTGCGTTTGCAGCCGCAGCGACATATGGAGAAGTAGGATCAATTAACATCCTAATCCTATCTTCGTTGTCGATTAGATCAGCGAAATCATAATCCACAAGAGAAACCCGACGCCTAGCGTGTGGGGTGTCCATTTGAGGAGTATCCTGATGACGTGTAGTACGCTCTCTAGCATTTACGCTTCCAATTTGCTCGAAGAAAGCATTTTTGCCAGTGACAGTTTCGCTGTCTACGCAACTACGCAGACGTGAACCCTTCTGTTGTGAAAGGTGCATAACATTTGCGGAATACTGTTCCACAAAGGCAGTAGTAATTTGAGTGGACATAGCCGTCCCTCCATTAAAAGTTACACCAAGAGTTAAACCCGCTTTTCTAGGGTATCGGTTTCCCGGCCTATCTTAATTGGGACGCAATGCCAAGGCAGCTTACGCTGGTATCTTGGACTTTAATTTTAAATCAGGTTTTCGCATTTCAGGTTTTTTCAAAGGAGAAATGCTTCGTTGATCTAAAACAAAATCAGATAATATTCTAACCTTCTCTGCTAATATGTCAACATCGTTCCATTCCCTAGCAGAACAATGGTGAGCTACCGCTTCCAGAACCCTTAATCTAATTTCTACCTTATCCAACTGAATACCCTCCTACTGGTTCCGTGCCGTGTAGCTCTTCCATTAATACTTGCATCTTACGAACCAAGGCTGGCCTTTCAAGATTGTTAGAATCATAGAAGCTAGGGTCATTCTGTATTGCAGCTATTTCTTCTTTAATTTGTTGAGGAGTCATTATGCTGCTACCCTCTCCTTCAAGCTGCTGGTCGCCCATAATTTTTTCTCCGGCTAGAGCAAAAGCTTTTATAAGATTAGGATTGTTGCCTAGACCTGTAGCGTTTAGCTCTTCAACTAAAGGTTCGCCGCCAAATTGCCTTACGGCCCTTAAAGCTTGCTCCATTTTTTGATCGTAAGCTTTCCCCCATTCTTTCCGCATAGAAGCTTCTGATTCAGCCAGCGAAGTTTCTGCATTAGAAACAGCTTGCTCAAATTGCTCTGCATTATTAGCAGTGTACCATTCGTAAAGTTGTTCAGCTTGTTTTCCAGAAAGTCCTGCTTCGTGTGCAACAGATCGAAACTTATTAACCATTTCTGCATCTACTTCAAACCCGCTGTCTGCTGCTGCTGCTGGAAACTCATATCCTGCTGGGTCTTCTGGACGGCCCATCTCGTTATAAAATGCGCTCCACTCATCATCACTGTTTGGTTTTATTAGTTTATCTTTACCAAGCATAGAAGAAGCATTTAGGTAACCTTTTGCTAACGACTCGACGGAGGTATATTTTTCTAACGTAGCATTGCTACGCAACTCTTCCGGCAAAGAACTGCGCCAATCTGCTTCTGCTGTTTCGGTTGTTGTTGCTGGAGTAGCTTCAGGCAACCCCTCTACAGGCACTTCAGTTACAACTTCTTCGGTTACGTTAGTATTCATTTGCTTCTACTCCTTGAGGTAGGTTTAAAAAGTCTACAGGTTTGTAATGAAGTATAGAAAGTATGCGAAGTGCAGTGTTTCTCATGCCTTCATTAAATACAGTTGCGTGTGGGTCAGGGTCAAAGGTTGTATCCAAGACAAACGAATTGGCAACGATGTCTCTTAAAACCCGCTGTCCCTCATTTGTCCCAAAAACAATCTCGTACTCTGTACGACGTTGTTCCAGTTTTGATTTGTTCATTATCCCATTTTGCCAACGGTTTCGAGGACATCAGCGCCTTGTTGCGCTGTCGCAAGCCCTTGCTGCAACTGTTGCATCTCTGCTTGTTGCTGTTTAATCTGCTCCATTTCTTCAGCGGATTTTATCAGACTATTTGGAACACCAAATATATCTGTTGCCAACCACCGAATCGTATCCTCGCCGTTAAAGACTTGGGCAGATTCAGGCTGCATTTGTATGATAGCCGAACCTATTTCAAAAACTCTTAATAGACTGTTTGCTTCTGTTTGTTTTTGCGCTCTTGCGAGTGGAGATACATATTCAATGTCATATTCTGCATCCGCTAATACTTCCGGCGCAGGAGGTAGTTTACCTCGACGCAACATAATACTGAACACTCTTTCTACCATCGGGCCGAGCAACTCTGATTGAAGCCTTCCTAACACTGGACCCATTAATCTTAGCTTCTCTTCTTGGCGCTGCAACACTTCTGTAGCCGTCATTTGTGGGCCTTGTTGCAACTGTAACTGATCTATGTAAAACCCTGATCGTATTCGTTGCCGTACTTCATTTAATAGTGACTCGCCTATAGGAATATTGCCACCTGTTTGCAAAGGTGTAATTGGATCGCTGCCAGCCCTACGGAAGTTAAGGCCACCCGGCACTGTCTTAACAGGGTTAAGCGCTCCGTCGTCTGGGACTTGCAATGGGGGATCAACTATCTTCTGCGCTGCTTTCAAGACTGTTTTATACATCTCTTGTAGCATTTTTATATCTGGCAAGTTGCTAATACCCGGCCCTCTTCCGTAAGTTTCTCCGCTTACTTTAGCCCAACGCGGCGCAACGTATGGCATTTCTTCAAAGCCACCTTCTTCAAGAATATGTTTTTCCTGACGCAAAATATAAATAGAAGCAATTGGCATATCTTTACGAGCCAATGACCCGTGGATAAAGTCTGACCTTGGCTGCACTGCATGGATAATTACAAACTTTTTATCCATGTCGTCCTTTTCAAAAGCAGCCCTAACGTCTTTAGATGTGCTTTCAATGCCCCATTTTTGCACAATTTGACGAGCAGTATACTCAAACTTCCTGTAAACTGTGTCTATAAACCCTTGAGCATCCTCTGCTAGATAACATTCTTTTAAATGTTTAGTAGAAAAATTAAGATCGCCAGTAACAGGGTCTTCCCCTATAAACATAGTTCCCGTACCAAACGCCGTCATGTCTAGGTACAGTTCATGTATGTGAGAAGAAAATTTAGCTCTAGGAGAGTTAAGAGCGATATACATCCTTCGCTCAACTTCTTCTAGCCACATCTTAATATTAGGGTCTTCCATTAACATATTGTCAGACAAGCGTAGCTTAAACCACTTTGATGCTGGGTTTGTAAGCATCCCATGCAGCCCTGCGCCTAGTAATTCGTTAGCGTTTACTGCTGTAGAGTCTACAATCTTTACATT